CGAAATGCGGGCGCGTGCAACCAAGGGTGGCCGCCCAAGAACTTGAAAGAATGTGATGGCATTGCCCAAATTGGTGGTTGAGATTGCAGCCCGGATCCGCGAATACATGGCGGACATGGACAGGGCCGCCACTGCCACCGAGGTCAGCGCAGCCCGCATCGAGCGGGCTGACAGGGCCATGGTGGATGCCGCCAGGGGTGTGGCCAGCGGACAAGCTGATGTGGCCGACACTGCCGTGCAAGTGGCCAGCCGCATGGGGCCCATGGGTGGCGCAGTGGCTGCCGCCGCTGCCGTGGTGGCTGGTTATGCGGTGGTGAGCTACAAGGCCGCGCAAGAAAACACGGCGCTGGTCAAGGCGTTGGCGCTCAGCGGCAACCAGGCTGGGGTGACTGCCGGGCAGATGCACGACATGGCCGAAGCGGGCCAAAAAGTTGGGCGCACGCATGGCCAGGCCATAGGGGTACTGTCAGCCATGGCCAGCACCGGCAAGGTGACGGCCAGCATGATGGAGCAGCTAACGGCCACCACATTGGAGGCGCAGCGCTCGCTGGGCATCAGCGCCGAAGAAACAATCAAGCGCTTTGCGGCGCTGGCTGATGAACCTGTGAAGGCAAGCCTGAAGCTTGCTGAGTCCACCAACCACCTGACGGTTGCCGCTTATGAGCGCATCAAGGCGCTGGAAGACATGGGCCGCAAGGACTTGGCCGCCATCGAGGCCCAAAAGGCTTACGACGCCAGCGCGCGGGATGCCGCCGCCCGGGTGAACGAGAGTTTGGGCACCGTGCAGAAGGCGTGGCGCAGCGCAGGCGAGATGGCGTCTTGGGCATGGGACAGGTTCATGGGCCTGGGGCGCAAAGAGACCACCGGCCAACGACTGAACGAGCTGGGCGAAAGCATTGCCAATCTGGAAGCACAGATACGGGAGCGCAAGACGGTTGGGTTCAACACGCAACTGCTGGAGGCCGAGCTGGCCAAGCTGCGAGATCGACAAGGCATTCTCCAATCTGACTTGCGGCTAAACAAGCAGATAGCCAACGCCCAAGCCGAGCAGGCCGCGAAAGTGCAGGCTATAGGCGAATGGGACAAGAAGGGTTTGGCGTACCGAGACAAGCAGGCCAAGCTGGAAGATGACATTGCCGAGGCCAGGCAATTGGGTTTGCAGGCGGGCCGGTCTGAGGAAGAAATTGAAAAGCGCATTGCCGCCATTCGCGAGAAGGCGGCAGATAAGTCCCCGCGAGGCAAAGCCGCCAGCGACGAATACGGCCGCCTGGGGGCTGAGATTCAAAAGCAGCTTGACCTGGCCAACCAGCAGTTGGTGGTGGGGCGGCAGCTGACCGAGAGCGAGAAGTTCCACATTGACACGCTGTCAAAAATTGACGAAGCGCTGCGCAAAAAGAACATCACGCAGGCCCAGGCCACCCAGCTTATTAGGGACATGACCATTGCCGAAGCCGCACGCCAGGCGGTGGAGGACAAGGCCAAGCGCATCAAGATTGACCAGGCGCTGTTTGCCCAGCAGGTGCAGAACATGGAAGACGAGGCCGCGTACAACGTGGCCCGCAGCAAAGCCTGGGAGCAAAGCCAGTTGGCACTGGTTGGCTACAACCAGAGCGTGCAAGACCAGATTGACCTGACGCAGGTGGAGCTGGGCCTTGTTGGGCAAACGCAGCAAAGCCGTGACCTGGCGCTGACCTATTACCGCATTGCACTGGAGCTGAAGAAACAGATTCGCGCCATTGACGAAAGCGAAGGGTATGACTCCGAGGCTGACCGCGAAGTGGCCCGTGCCCGTGCCCGTGCCACTGCTGCCAAGGCCCGCCTGAACGCCGAAACGCAAAGCCAGGTGACCGAATGGAACAGGGTGTTTGACCAGGTTGAAAACGGCCTGACCGATGCGCTGATGCGTGGTTTTGAGGCAGGCAAGTCGATGTTTGCCAACCTGCGCGACTACGCCGGCAACCTTTTCAAAACCCTGGTGCTGCGCCCCATCGTATCGGCCATCGTCAGTCCTGTATCCGGCGCCATTGCGGGCATGGTGGCGCCCGCTGTCGCGTCGGCAGGCACCAACCTGTTGTCGTCGGCTGGCAGCGCAGCAGGCATTGCCAACCTGTTTGGCGGCAGCGGCGCACTGGCCACGGCGTCTGGCGCCATCAGCGGCTTTACCACCGCGGTCACGGCCGGGGCACAGTCGCTCATTGGCATGACGGGCACCGCATCGCAAATGGTCACGTCACTCACTGCCGCCGGTCACGTGGCAGCGCCCGGCATGGCTGCTGGCGTGGGGGCTGGCCAAGCTGCGCTCACTGCCATTCCGTACGTTGCCGTTGGGGCTTTGATTGCCAACGCCATTGGTCTCTTTCGCACCACAAAAACCGTGGGCGGTGGCCTGACCGGTACCCTGGGCCAAGGCGACATCAACGCTTACGACCTCACCCGAAAAAGCGGCACGCTGTTCAGCGGGCCAGATTACAGAGTGGTTGACAAAGGCGTGTCCCCCCAAAGCGCAGCCCTGCAAACCGCCTTCACGGCTATGCGCAGCCACATGGTAGGTATGGTCGACACGTTGGGCTTGGGGACAGACGCCATCAAAGCCTTCACCACCAGCATCGGCAACGACGTGCTGCACCCCGACACGGGCGGCAAAGGCCTCAAGCTCGACGGCCTGACCGCCGAGCAGGCCGCCGCCAAAGTGCAAGAAGCCCTGGCCGCCGCCAACGAGAAAATGGCACAAACTGCCCTGGCCAGCGCCAACCTCACCGGCTGGATGGCGCGCCTGGCAGAAGGCCAAACCACCGCAGCAGGCACGCTGCAAACCCTGGCCGAATACCCCAACAAACTGTTGGAGCTGGCAGGCACCAGCCGAGACGCCTTGGTGCAGGCCTTTACCGACGGCCTCATGACCGGCGACGCCGCCGCTGCAGGCCAAGCCGTGGCAGACACCCTGGTGGCCAGCATCGAGCGCACCATGGTGGGCAACGCCAGCGCACAGATTTTTGACATCGTGAACGTGGGCATCGTTACCCCCATGCTCGACGCCATCATGGCGGGCCAGGCCGTCAGCCAGGCCATCAGCCAGCAAGCCATGGACGCCGTGGTGGCCAAAGCCACCGCCGCCGCCCAGGCCCTGGGCCAAGTCATGAGCGACGCAGGCTTTCAGGCCGCCATGGACAAACTGCGCACCGCCGTCAGCGGTGCCCTGGGCACAGCCGGTGCCGCGCTGGCCTACCAACCAAAATATCAAATTGCCAACAACCAGGCCGCCCAGGCAGCGGCGCAGCAGGCAGCCAAAGAAGCCGCTGACGCATCCCGCCGCGCCGCCGAAAACGCCCAACGCGCAGCCGAAGAAGCCCAACGCGCTGCCGACACCTACGCCAACGCCCTGCGCGACGCGCAAGACTACATTGCAGGCGTGGCCAAAACCGTGGGCGAGTGGGTGGACGCGCAAAACGCCAACACCGCCAACCCCACCAACAACCTGGCCAGCGCACGCGCCGCCTTTGCAGCGCAAATGGCATTCGCCCGTGGCGGCGACCGCGACGCCATCAACGGCATCACCGGCTACGCCGACCGCCTGCTGCAAGCCGGTTCCGAGCGCCTGGGCTACATCCAGCAGCAGCAACTGCTGGCACAAACCAAGGCCCAGCTGATTGACCTGCCCAAGCAGCTGTCGCCCGAGCAGTTCATTGTCGAACAGCTGACCCCCATCATCAGCGCCGTCCCGCTGCCCGTGGTGTCAGCCATTGGCACCGCCAGTGACAGCCAGGTGCAGGCCACCAACGCCCTGGCGGCAAACTACGCCGCCGCCCTACAGCCCGTTATCTCTGCCCTGGGCACAGGCTTTGCCACGCTCGACACCAACCTCAGCAACGATCTGACCCTGGCGGAGCTCACCACCGCACTGCAAGGCAAAGCCACTGATGCGGCCATCAACGCCCTGTTTGGCCTGATCGACACCGACAACGACGCCATCATCGGCAAGCTCGAAGCCAGCGTTGCTGCGTCACTGACGTTCGGCCAACAGGTCAAACTCGGCCTCGCATCCGAGTTCACCAAACTCGACACCAGCGTCAATGGGCTGCTGGACGCCACCGAGTTCACGGCTGCGTTTGCAGGCCTCGCCACCGACGCCACCCTACAGGCCGTGTTCAATGAGATTGACACCAACGGCGACGGCATCATTACCGCAGTCGAAGCCCAAACCGCCGCCAACAACACCTTGTTCGCTGCGCTGGGTGCCGCGCTCAACGCTGGGTTCGCAACGCTTGACACCAATCTGAGTGGAGGCATCACCCAGCCAGAACTCGCCGCCGTCATGCAGGGCAAAGCCAGCGACGCAGCCATCAATGCTCTGTTTGACCTGATAGACGTAGACAACGACAGCATCATCAGCAAACTCGAAGCCACTACCGCAGCGGCATTGACGTTCGGGCAACAAGTGGCATCCGGCCTGTCTGCTGACTTCACAAAGCTCGACACCAGCGTCAACGGGCTGCTCGACTTCACTGAATTCAGCACCGCGTTTGCAGGCCTGGCCACCAACGCCACCCTGCAAGCTGTGTTCAACGAGCTTGACGCCAACGGCAACGGGCAGCTGTCAAAGCTGGAGGCCATCGCCGCCAACACAGTCGCCATGAGCGCCGGGGTTACCTTCAGTGCTACCGACCCCATCCATAGCGTGTTCGATGCGATCAAGGAAAGCACGGGCTCGTCGGCCTACTACCTGGGCACGATCACCTCCTTAATCCACCAGGTGGAAATGCAGCTGGCCAGGACGCACAACCTGCTGGGCTCCATCGGCTACTTCATCAATTCGGCTTACAGCGGCACCGGCTCGTTCCAGATTCGTGGCGCAACAAGCTACTTTGCAAAGGGTGGCGTGTTCAGCAACCAGGTCGTCAGCAGCCCCACCCTGTTCAACATGGCCATGATGGGCGAGGCTGGTGACGAGGCCATCATGCCCCTATCCCGGGGAGCCGATGGCCGACTCGGCGTCACCGCACAGGTGCAAATGCCCGACTGGAGCCAGTACGGGCGCAGCGACAACGCCGCCCTGGTGGCCGAAATCAAACGCCTGAACGATCGCCTGGCCCGCATCGAAGCCGCCACCACCGCCGCAGCGGTGCACAGCGCTGACAGCGCCGACAGCCTGCGCAACATCAAAAACAACGGGCTGGAAGTGTTCAACGACCCCGCCACCCCCCTGGTCACCGAGGCCGCCCCATGATCGCCGTGCCCTTCACCCCCGTTACCAGCACCGCCGTGCTGGTGGCCATCAACGCCACAGACGAGGCCGCATGGAGCGGTGCCACCACCTACGCCCTGAGCGCCGTGGTCAGCAAAAACAAACGCCGCTGGGTCAGCCTGCAGGCAGGCAACCTCAACCACGACCCCGAGGAACTCGATAGCCTGTGGTGGACAGACGACGGCCCCAGCAACCAGTGGGCCATGTTTGACACATCGGTGCAAACCGCCACCACCCGCACCGGTGGGCTTGAATTCACCCTGGCCACGGGCCGCGTCACCGCCGTGGGCCTCATGGGCCTGAGCGGAGCCAACACCGCCACCATCACCGTGCGCGACGGCCTGGGCGGCGCTGTCATCTACACCAACACCAAAACCCTGGCCACCAGTGGTGGCAGTTATTACGGCTTTTGTTTTGAGCCGCTGCAGCAACTGCAAGAGGCGGTCTGGTACAGCTTGCTTGGCAGCATCAACAGCCACATCACCATCACCCTGGCAGGCCCCGGCACCGTGGCCTGCGGCCTGTGCGTGTTTGGCAGGCAAATAGACGTTGGCAATGCTGAATACGGCTTCAGCGTTGCCACCGAAGACCGTGGCCGCCAGTACCTGGACCGCCTGGGCAACCCCGTCACCATCGAGCGCGGCTACAGCAAAGGCGCAAGCGGCACCGTGCACAGCAGCCGGGCCGAATACAACCGCCTCATGGCCTTCATCGCGGCCAACATCAACACCCCGTGCCTGTGGGTGGCCGCGCCCGATCAGGCCGACCTGGTGGCCGCCACCGTGTTTGGCCGCTTCACCCGCGCCGTGCCCGCCATTTCAGAGCCAAACCGCATCACCGCTGCCTGGGAAATTGCAGGCTACCGCTGACCCACCCACCCAAAAGAGCCCGCACCATGACCGTCACCGTCACACCCGTACCCGTAACCAGCCCCCCCGACAAGTTTGGCGGCGACCCCGTGGCGTTTGACGCCGCCATGCAGGCGCACCTGGATTGGCAGGTAGCCGCCATCCCTCAGATGAATGCGCAAAACGCTGAAAACAACGCCATCAATGCAGCCGTCAGCGCAACGGCAGTAGCAGCCCAAGCAGATCGCGTCATTTGCCAAGCCGCAGCCGCAGCCGTGGCGGAGCAAAGCCCAGTGTCCAACGCAGCCGCCGCCGCAGCCGCCGCCGCAGCAGCACAGACTTATGCATCGTTGGCCCAAGCCACCAACCCCGATTCGCCCATTCGCCTCAACCCGCGCCGCATTGCCGCCAACTTCACAGTGCCCACTGGCTACAACGCCGCCTCAACCGGCCCCATCACCGTGGCCGACGGCGTGGCCGTAACGGTGGCAACCGGCGCATCCTGGTCCGTTCACTGAGGCCAACAAACCCAACAACGCAGCCACACACCCAAAAAGGAACCCCACCATGAGCAAGCTTTTCATCCGCGAAATTCTCACGCCCGACGGCTCGCCCGTTGCATTCCCCAACGGCATACGCATTGGCAGCAATGGCGGCGCTGGGCTGATCAACAACATTGGCGTGCCAGGCCAGCAGGGCTTTGGCCTGGGTATTGCGCCCGAGCTGCCCACCGGCTTTGCCAAGCTGTACGGCACAGACGACCCGGCCAGCGACGTGTACGGCAACTACCTGTACAGCGACGGCTCCGTCATGTGCTACGTGCCTGCGTTTTTTTACAAATACGGCACAGGCGCCAACGGTCTGGCCATCAACGGCATTGACATCAAACCATTTGCGGCCTACGCATCTGTTGCAGATGCCGCCGCCGCCGGGTACGCATTGCACCGTGCGTTTTACAACGCAGGCACCATTCGGCCCGGCGTGTTTGTGGACAAATACCAGTGCAGCAACAACGGGGGCGTGGCCAGCTCCATCAAAAACGGCAACCCGCTTTCAAGCGCTGCCGCCCACAACCCATTCAGCGCACTGACCGGCGCGCCCGCCAACAACTACGGCGGGGCACTGGCCGCAGCCAAAACACGCGGCAGTCAGTTCTTTTGCAACACCAGGTTCATTTTTGCAGCCCTTGCGCTGCTGGCCCGCGCCCACGCAGCAGCCGCCACAAGCGCCACACACTGCGCGTGGTACGACGCAACGGGCGTTGCCAACTTCCCCAAAGGCAACAACAACAACGCCCTGGGTGACGGCAATGACGCGGCAATAGCCTATGTGTCAGACGGCTACAGCAACTGCGGCAAAACAGGCTCTGCCAACTTCTTTGCGCGCACCACCCACAACGGGCAAGCCAGCGGCGTGGCCGATCTGAACGGCAACATGTGGGAAGTCAACACCGGCCTGACCAGCGACGGCACCAACTTCTATTTGCTCAAAACGTCGGCAAACGCCGCTGCATTAACGGGCAGCAACACACTTGGCACCGACGCATGGGGCGCAACAGGCATCACTGCAAATTACGACAGCCTGGGCGCAACTTACGAATCGCTGCAAGCACGGGGCGCCGCCGTAACTTACGGCTCAGCCACCCAAGTGTTTTCGGCGGCCACAACCGGCACAGCCTGGACCGCAGCGGGCGCTGGGGTGCCCCTTGCTGGTGGCACAACAGGCTCAAACGCTTTCGGCAATGACGGCCTGTGGGACTACCGGCCCAATGAGCTCTGTGTGATTTCTGGCGGCGACTGGGGCTACGGCTCGTACGCCGGGGCCTGGGCGCTGCTTCTGTACAGCGTTCGCGGCAGCTCGGGCGGCGGTGTGGGGTTGCGCGCCGCCTCGTATCTCTGACGCCCTGAGCGATAGCGACGGGGCTTCACCACCATGGCACACCTGACCACCAGCATTCACGCAGAGGCTGGCTTGCACCGCAAGCTGGTTCTGTTTGGCGTGCAGCTTGAAACGTACCTGGCGCACTTCCCGGCGTGCCATCGTTACACGCTCGCACACACCACTCGTCCGTTACATACAGGAGCACCACCATGCCATCTTTGATTGCCTACCGCAAAGCCATTTCCCGCGAAACCACCATTGCGCTTCGCCTGCCGCTTGACGCCACCCAGGGCCAGGCCACCGCGCAAGAGTTGGCCACGCTGCCCGATGGCCGCACAGTGGTCATGCTGCCCGATGGCCTGACTCTGCCAGCCGACCAGCCCGCAGAAGTGGCTAGCACCATTGAGCATTTGACACCGCTGCCCGCCGATGTGCGAGAGCAAATCAAAGCCGCCAGCCCGCATGTTGCGCTGATTGCGCAGCGAATGGCTCAGATGATTCGAGACGCCTACAGCCTGGACGATGAAATGTATTTCGCCCGCATCGGCGTGGGCGCAGCCACAGGCATGTACACACCCACGTCAGACGAGCTGCAAGAAATGACAGTGTTTGGTGAGTTTGTGGAAAGCGTGCGCCAGTGGGGCCGGGCTGAGCGGGCCAAGCTGGGGTTGTGACCATGCAGTTGGCCTTTTACAAAGCCCCTGGCACATGGGCAGATAAGGCAATCCGCGTTTTCACGGGCAGCAAGTACAGCCATGTGGAATTGGTCATCGGCACCGAATGCTGGTCAGCCTCCGCGCGTGACGGGTTTGTGCGTGCAAAGACGATGTGGCTTGACCCCGACAAGTGGGACGTGATCGACATTCATGGCGCAGAGCCCTTTGCGCTGGCGTGGTTCACACAGCACGCAGGCCAGCGTTACGACTGGGCCGGGGTGGCGCGTTTCGTTCTGCCCCTGCTGCCCAACAGCCGCAACCGCTGGTTTTGCTCTGAAGCCGTGGCCGCTGCACTGGCGCAGCCTGAGCCTGATTTGTGGACACCGCAAATGCTTTTTGAACGCTACACAACGCAGCAATAGGGACACCATGACACCACCACAAAGCTTTCACGAAGGTCGCCACGACGCGGATTGTGATGAACAAGACCGCAGTACTTCACAGGCAATAAATGTCCAGCCATCCACAGCACAGCAGAAGCCCTACACCGGCCCCGAGCGCCGCAGCAGCGGGTGGGACGGCGTTGAGCAACGCAAGCACCCACCCGCGCCACCGCACCGTGTGGCCGAGGTGCGGCTGACGGACGAAACCATTGAGTACCTGGAGCAAAAAATTGCCCAGGCTGTGCGCGACGGCATTGCCGGTGCCATTACCGAGGACGCGGCAGCCCGCTTCTGGGGTGCTGGCCTGACGGTGCTGGAAAAGCAAGCCACAGCGCAGACCGGCAAGCTGGTGTTAAGTGGGCTGAGTGGCCTGGTCAGCAAGGGCTTTTTGTTCTTGCTGATTGGCGGGCTGGTGTACGCGGTGGGCGGGTGGACTGCCCTGGCGGGGTTGTTCAAAGCGTTGTTGCATTCAGGAGGTTGATGAACATGGCAAAGAAGATGAGCCAGCGGGGCATTGCCCTGATTGTTGAGTTTGAGGGCTTCCGTGGGGATGCCTATTTGTGCCCGGCGGGCGTGCCCACCATTGGCTTTGGCTTTACCCACGGGGTGAAGCTGGGCGACAAGATGACGTTGGCGCAGGCCAAGGCGCGGTTGCAGCACGAGCTGGTGGCGTATGAGCAGGGTGTGCTGGCTGCGCTGAAGGTGCCGCCCACGCAGCCTGAGCTGGATGCCTGCGTGAGCCTGGCTTTCAACATTGGGGTGGCCGGGTTTGCCGGGTCTAGCGTGGTGCGGGCGCACAACCGGGGCGACTCGCAGGCAGCTGCACGGGCGTTTGGGCTTTGGAACAAGGCAAAGATTGACGGCAAGCTGCAACCCGTGAAGGGCCTGACGCGCCGCCGTGCCGCTGAGGCTGCGCTGTACCTGACGCCAGCCACCGGCGAGCCGCTGATTGACGGGCCGTTGCTGGCAATGCCGCAAGCGGTGGAGCCAGAGACGCCGATGACGGCCAGCACCATCAACAGGGCCAGCGTTGCGGCTGGCGGTACGGCAACGCTGGCAGCAGTCAGCGAGACGATCAACACAGTGAATGGGGTGAAAGATGGCGTGGAGTCTTTGGGTGGCTGGCTTGTCCCGGTATTGCTGGTGGCCGTGGTTGCTTTGTGTGGATACGTGGTGTGGCAGCGGCTGCATCAGCGCAAGGAGGGCTGGGCATGATTCCTTTGCCATTGCTGACGGCATTGCTGGCTGCTGCGGTGGCGGGCGGGGGTGCCTGGACGTATCAGGGCGCACGCTGGGGCAAGCAGGTTGCACAGATGGAGCTTGCGCAAAGCAAGGCGGCGCTGCGCGATGCGGAGCGGGCGTTTCGGCAGTATCAGGACATGGAGGTGAAGAAAGATGTGGCGATCAAAAAAGGTGAGGTGCGCCGGGCGGCACTGGCCCGCGATGTGGCTGCTGCCACTGGTGCTGTTGAGCGGGTGCGCGGCGCAGCCGACGAGGCCGTGCGAGACGCGGGCGCTTCCCACGCGGCCTGCCTTGACCGAGCCGCTGCCCTCAGCGCCGTATTTGGAAAGTGTGTTGGCCGATATAGAGAGCTGGGGAGCCGAGCTCAGGGGCACACGGGGGACGTTGAAACGCTGATGGAGGCGTGGCCGGTGGTGCCAGTGGTGCCGGTGGTGGACTGACCAACAGTTTTTGCGAGCGGGTGGCGCGTGTAGCGCCTTGGGCCCGGTGGTGCTTTGTGTGCCACCGGGTTTTTTCATGGGCGCAGCAGGGTGAGGAGGCTGAGCTG